TAGTTTATATCTTACCATGTCTACCACTTCAGGTGGCATTAGATAATTTAACATATTAGCAATAGAGTCTTTTTCAGCTCTACTACCTCTCATCATTTTTTCTATTCTATCAATAACTTTAGGGTCAACACTTTTAAATTTACCCTTTTGTTCTAATCTCAAATTATCAGCAAAGATATCAAGATATGGTATAAATTCTTCTGGTAATTGTTTCCATTTCATACCAAATTTGATTACTAACTTTGCCTTTGCTGCAGATGTAAGAATAGGTATATCTGCATCCACAAGTTTAAGTAATTGTGGTTTTGTAAATCTGTCCATTAGTTTACGAAGTTTAGCAAACTTTTCTGGATTAACTCCTGTTTCTTTACCTCGTAATGGTTCATATTCTTTTTTTAATCTATCAATCTGTGAAGACGTAAATTCTTCTAAATCAGTTTCTTCTTTTACAGGTTTCAATGAACCAGCTCGTAACTTATTATAGTTTTTTCTAAAAAAGTTTTCTGCTTCTCTACCGTCAGTAGTTACAAATATCTCTTTTTCATTTTTATCTAAAACTCTATATTTCATCTTACCATTACTTCTCATCATGGAAACATATGGTTTGATTGAAGCTTCATCAATTTCGACTTCTTTTTTATTTTGTTCACTAGTCAAAAAGTAATCTCTTGCCGAGTTCATATTATCAGAAGCTGTGTTAATCATATCCATCCACCATGATGGTAATTTGTCTTCGTTATTCATAGAGTTTAATTTACCCATGATTTGATTAGCATCTTCTATCATAAGTTTCATTTTTCTCTTTGCAGATGGAACATCAATATGACCGTCTTCATAGACTTTCTTTATAGCCTCTGCCATTGTGGTTTTATATCTACTAAGCATCTTTTCTCCTAATGTACTATTTATCTAATTATCTACTTTAGCTCCAGCTCTCCATTGATAACAAGACCAATATCTAGCTTTTGTTTTTGGTCCTGGGTTATCACAATTATGTCTAGCTCTGAAACTTGCTCGTCTACCAGGGTCATCTCTTTTGATTTCCATGTTCGGGTCACCAAATGTTACTTTGACAACATTACCTTTTTCGTTCTTTACATACACAGCAAATTTTCTAGGACCCTTAGGTGTTCTCATAGGATTATTCAAAGTAACTTTTCTACCTTGATATTCTGCCTCTTGTATGCCTTCTTGTTCGTGTTCAAAAATTACATTCTCACACGCTATGTCTATGTTTCTATAATCTTTAAAGTTTCTCATTTTTTTGTCTTCGCCCATAAATCTTTATCAGCAGTAGTTCTAGTTTTACCGCCAGTTATGAATGAGTTTACTCTAGCAAAAGCCCATTGTTGTGGAGTTGTTCCAGGTCTATGTCCTGTTCTCCATGCAGCCATGCCACGATTGTAAACTTGTTTTAAAATAGAATATGATATACCACTAGCTTTTGCTTTCTTCTCTAATCCTGCAATCTTCTCATGTAAAGGAGATATTTTCTCCATCATTTTTGCAACATTTTCGTCAAGCTTTACTCTCCAGTCTAAACCATATTTGTCTTTGAATTTAGATATTGTTTCAGGACTTTCAGACCATACTTTAATATCGTTATATTCTATGTCACCATACTTTTCATATACTTTTAATTCTTCTTCTTTCACTTTTTTCTCCTTTTTCTTCGGTGCAGAATATGGGTCAATTTTATAAGTGTGTTGTGCATAGTCTTTACCAATTTCATATGCATCACCGAACATTTGTTTATATTTTTTTGTGTATTGTGATGGTCTAGTTTTACCTTTACTATCACCAGGTGCAGGTTTATATGCTGCAGGATTATCGTCACTCATCTTAGCACCTTTTCTAAAGTGTCTAGCCCTATCATCTTTCGTAGATTTTTTAACACCTGAAAAATACTTTTTAGGTTGTGTCCCTTTCATATCACCAACATCTGGGTCTTGAGCAGGGTCTTTATATTTTTTTTCTTCTAGTTGTTCAGAATTTTTTTGTAAAACTAATTTCTTTTTATTCACATCTTCATTTCTTAATTCTGATTGTATATTATCTGCAGGCATTACATCATGTAACCAAGCCTTTTCAATACCACCATCTTCCATTTCATACTGAATATAATTTGCACCTCTTTTGATAATTTTACCAACATTACCATTATTTGTATTTTCAATTAAATCACCTATCAATAATGTTTTGTTATCAAAATAATTTTCTCTTATCTTTTGTTTTTCATTACTAATCTCGTCTTCTAATGACGGCATATTTAATTCACTTACTCCCATTTTCTTTTTTAAATCTTTAAATAAAGCCATTGCGTTTTTATCTCCCGTTCCGGTCATTACACCTTTTTTAAATTCATCGAAGTTATTTGACATTACATATTCTCTCATTTTACTTGCAGACATTCCTGTAGTTCCCTCAGCATCTGGGTCTCTCTCACCTGCACTAACTACCTCGACTCTATCAAATGTGTAATCTTTGTTATTATACTTTTTAATTAATCTTTTAAACTCTGCCACTCTATCACTACCTGCAATCATATATACTTCGGTATATTTTTTATCAAATCTATTTTTAAGTATTTCCATAAATGTTCTAGCGTCACCACCAGCAGCATTGAGTTGTATACCTCTAGGATAAACCATTTTAATATATTTTAATTTATCTTTAGCCGATAGAGGATTTTTTCTTTTATCTTGTGATGCACTTACATACAACACAGGTAAACCTTTTACTCTTTTAGCAATAGTAATTACTTTGTCAATCAATTTTTGATGACCAATAGTAGGTGGATTAAATCTACCGAATGCAAAAACAACCGGTTGTTTTCTACCTACATCTTTTTTAAGTAATTCTTTTACTGTTTTCATTTGTATTTGTCACTTACCTTTTTTGTTCCGTCTGCTCTTGGTATCAAACCTTTTGCTTTAAGATGAGCTTTGTCTGTAAACCCTGCGTTACCTGCTTTGTATCGTTTCATCGCATCTGCAGTGTTTGGTGCTTTCTCTAAAAATTTTGTGAACGATTCACCCTTTGCTCTTTTTAGTGCATCAGCAGATGGTGCACCTTTTTCACCAGGTTTTCTCATTCTTTCGCCAGAGCCTCTTTTTATCCTTTGTCTTTTTTTATGAATGTTTTTCCATAAACTTTCAAAGGTTGATTCTTTTTTGTTCATTTGTTTTGTCTTCTCCTTCATTTTGTTTATGTATGCTCTATAAATTGCTGCTTCTTTGGTTTTACCCATCACTCTAGCTCTTTGCTCCATTGCAATCGCAGCCTGTATTTTATGAGCATGTGTTTTTCCTGAGCCCTCTATTTTTTTAACACTTGCTCTTGCAGTTTCAACATCTTTGAAACCTAATCCGTGAATAGTACCTTTAGGATTTTCATCTGTATATAAATCAGAATGTTTTTTACTACCTGCAGGTTGACCTTTCTTTCTTGGTATTCTTGGTGCTTCGTCTATATCTTCTTTCATCTTTTTCTTTTTAATTTGATTTGCTATCCAATTTTTAGCAATTCCTGTTGATGGTGGATTCTTTACAATTTTTCTAACTAACTTATATGACTTTTCTAATATATCTTCATTAGCTTTATTATTATCAATAACTATAAAGTTTCTTAAACCAAATAATCTTTGTAGTTTACCTACATTTTCTTGAACTTCTTTGTGATTTTTTTTCACTATATCAATCGGTACCTTTCTAGGTCTTGCAGCATTTCTAGCTAATGCTACATCTAAACTTGTATTTACAAATATACAATAACTATCATAACCAAATCTTGTGAGTGCAGATTTAGCAACTTCTATTTTTACAAAATCTCTTGCAGTGCTGTCAATTACTAAACCTAGTCTACCTTTTAAATATAATCCTAGTTGTTTTTCTGTAAGTCGTTTTGATTTTGTTCTAATTACATCTCTTAATTCTTCTTCTTCAGGTGGCATATCTAATGACAATCCTGCTTTCTTTAATGCATTCTCAAAAGCTGTATCAGAATTAACATTCTTCAAACCTAAACCAGGTGTAATTCTACTAGTTACATATGACTTACCAGAACCAGGACCACCTGCAAGAAAGAAAGCCTTGAAGATACCTGGGTCATAAACACCCTCTTGTAATTCGTAAAATCTTTTCATTCTACCCAAACTCAAAAGCAGCAATTCTTCTGAGCTCTCCTTTAAACTGTTTAAAACTAGGTTTCGTTTTGTATAACTTCATAGTTTTAGAACTATCTTTTTTACCTTTTATTCTCCACTTAAAACCTTTTTCTTTGTGTTCAGGTTTAGTTGTCGGAACTACTCTTCTTTTATATTGGTCTTCGTAACTTTCTGGTGGACCTTTTTTACCTTCTACAAAATTTTTATACGTTTGCATATGGTTGCCCCTTATCCCAATTTTTATCTATTGTAAAGTTTTGAACACTAAACTCTAATCTATCTACTAACTTCACTGCTTTACCTTTTGAGTCCACTGCAACATATCCTTCTGGATTTGTTGTTTTTAAACCTGTTCCATCTTTTACAAAAGTTCCTATTGATTTTGCCATATTAAGTTTGTCAATTAAAACTTTCTTTGCTCTTTGTAAAGTTTTATAAGTTGCCATTGCAAAATATATTTCTTCTTTTGCTTTAGTAATAAATTTTAAACCATTATCTTGTATTAGTTTATATTTTTCTTTTGCTTTATCTGTTTTAACTCTATCGATATCTTTTTGTGTTCTCTCTCTATAAAAGTCTTCGAACTTTTGTGCTGTTTCTTTTGTCGATGGTAAATCTGTACCTGCTCTGATAAAAGAGTTAAGATATGTTTTTAATGCAACACCTATAGATAAAGGATTATCTTCTACTGGCATTCTGTTTAATAGTGCTCTAGATTTTTTTAGTGAACCTCGAGCCATATTTAATATCTTTTCAAATGCTTCACCTTCTCCGATTGTCATTGTTGCTGAACCTGAAACATTTTTATAAGAAGCATCATCAAAAAATACATTAGGACTATTTCTTAACTTTGACACATCGGCACCAAATTTAGCATTTAACTTTTCCATCTTTGAGCCTTTATAAGTTGTATGAAATATTATACCTAATTTTGCTCGATTAATTTTTTTACCGATATCAGAACTTTCAGGTACCATGTAAGTAATTGTGTTAGGTGTGAAAGCAATCATTGACTCAGATTTACCATCAGCACCTTTATAAGTGCTTTTCTTTTTACCATTTGATTTAAATAATAAATCACCTTGTAAAATACCTTTTATATTAAGACCTGATAAGTATTCTAAACACTCTCTTAAAATGTTCACTAGTTCACCTGTATGATTATTTTTTATATCTTGTATCGTATAATTTATTTTAGGTGTTTTGTTAAATACTGATTTAGTTCCAACAAAGAACTTACCATTTTCAGGATTGATACCACAAACAATAGCAGGTGCACCATCCCATTTAACACTTACGTTTACTTTTTTAGTTGTTTTTGCTTGTAACATATTTCTGACTGCTGATAAAAAATTTATAGCGTTATCACCACCATCACCACCATTATTAATGATATCATCTTCAAGATGTTCAAGATGTGTGTTTTTCTCTTCATATAAAATATCTAACATATTAACTTGCAAATATCCCACCTACACCAGTTATTCTAA